GGAAGAAATTTTGTCTTGTTCTGAGATGTATTTTTTCTCGTAAAATACATTCTTATCTAAAATTCCTGCTATTTTTGCACATAAGCTGTCAAAGGTTATAAATACATTGATATCTTTTTGATAATCCAGACGAGTCGAGAATTGTAAATGCGTCATTATCTGTAAAAAATCTCCCATAGTTTTAAAAATGGTTAAGTTTAAAAGCTCATCATGAAGACGTGGCCGTGCGTTATACAATTTTAGCATATCTTCTGTAATGCCGTTAACATCAGAACCTGCGCCTCTTGCCTTCGCAACACTTGCTCCAAAATAACTACCTACAGCTAAACTAGGTCTGCCATAGATATCTGTTGTCAACTCTCCTTGAAACATGTTCAAGCCTCCACAGTTAATATTAAAAAATAAATTATCGTTAATCTCTTGTGTAAGACCTAAGCTTGTAAATATTTTAGTCAATGCGTCGACGTTAGATGAATCATATTTGGTTGCAAGAGTATTTAAAATATTAATTTGATTTTCCTCGCGGCAATTATTGAGTTTTTTATATGCACGGTTCATTAACTCACCATAAAAAGGTGTTAAGTTTGTTTTATCACTTGTCGCGTCTATAATTATATTATAGTTCGTACCAGGAATATGACTTTTTCCAGATGATTTAACAAGGTCTAAAGATTTTATTAGGTCTAAAACGCTAAAATTATCACATGGGTTATTTCTAACCATGGCGCTCTGTACATTCTGCTCTGTTAATCCCAAAATACCGAGTATCCAATCGGCAGTATTTTTAGCTATTTCTTCACTACTGAATAAATTTATTAATGGTTGATACAGGTCAGTATCCGGCACGAAGCGAGCTGCTGGGATACTTAGAAAAGTGATCAATTCACTTTTCACGCCTCCGCAATCTTCTACTATTCTTTTGGCATTAGCTTGAAGAAAATAATCTTTATAATTCGTCCAACCAGTGGCGGAGCTTCCCAGATATGCTGCCCAAAGCTTCCTGCCTGGTTCACCCCGTGGCTTAATAAAATCATGTATTACATCACAAGCTAATAATACCCTCAAACAAACATAAAATTGTTTATCGTTAACCGTTGGATTCCCATCCATACGACTTATATAACGCTCATAAAGATCGAAATTAATGGTTGGTTGGTTGTTCATAATTTATTATATATAAACATTTTTAAATGTAATGAAATTGCTTACATGTGCATCCACTCCAGAAAATATCTCATTTGCTCAGGTCTTCTAAGTTTATCAAATCTAAAAAAGACAAAACTTGATTCTGTCAAATGAATTATTTGATGTTTAAAATCGATTAAATCAGATGGATCGTCTAAATAATGGGGATTTTCCATAATCATAATAGTATCAAAGGTGCGCTTTGGATGTATTAATTCAAAAACGCCAATGTATCTCGGACCTTCATAATTCCGAGAATCTTTTGGAAAGAAACCAAGATAAAAAAACTCCTTGGAGGTATAACTTGGGGCTACAGATAGCATATTCAAAAAATCACGATAATAGTGTTCATCAAATTGCGGTGTAGACTCATCTGAGATATGCATTAACCAATTATGAGCCCAATTTTCGGCATTTAAATGGGTAAGTAACTTTAATTCCCCGTTACCGGGGGATTCTAACGAACTTATAAGAGAATCATCACTGTAAATTGGTAAATGTCGAAAACTAGACATTTTAATAGTGGGTTTAAAATAAAAAAAATTAGGGGAATCAACAAAAGAATTACACGAAGTAATCAACGATAGCATCACATTATTAGTATTACTAATTATTTATTTTTTTAAGCCAATTCATTTAAGATTCCAAAATTCCTACGACTTTATTTATAGTTGGTATGCATACATCAAGAGTTTGAGAAATCTTTGATTTACTTGGTTTCTTCAATCCCAATTTATTTTTCACTACAAAGAATATTATACCGGCTATAGAAGACTTAGGAGTAACAGAGTCCAACCTATCAGATTTTTCTGAATAAACATCATTACAATACGTAGAAGCATGAAATGGCAACTCAAGTATGTGGCAGTATTTTATAAATGAATCATTTTCCTTGATGTCCACTCTTTCTTTACCCAGATTTTTATACACATTATGACTTGACATGATTTCCAAGAATATTTTTTCACCTTTCAAGAAACCTTTGTGATTTCCATCTACACCGTCAATGATTTTTTTTCTATCGACTGGTATGCTATTATGAATACATGCATAAAACAAACAGCTCGAAATAAGACCTTCCCTCACAGATGCCCTGGTCAATTTCCCCGATTCCATGCAGATATGCCACATCTTTTTTGCATCTGATAGTGCTAAGTTCGATAAATTTAATGAAGAACAATACTCTTGAAATTTTTCAGAAGTTTTCCAGAAAACTTTTTGCTTATGTGAAAAGGTCTGCTGATAATGCATCCTCATCATCAAAGAGTTTCTATTTATTCCTGGAATAGAACCGCCTTTATCATAAGGATTATCAGAAACGTAAATGTCAGCTCTCTGACTATTACCCTGAGATGTTCCATCATCGTTTGTATAATTATTCCACTCACAAGTTTCGAATACAACTTTTGTAATAACTTCTCCACAGTCTTCGCATATTTCTGTTTTATTGTATAAACCTATATTTAAATGTTTACAAACCCCATTACAAATCTGTTTCTTTGTATCTTCATAAACCGAATCAAAATCTTTCCAGATAGAATCTGTGTCAAAATCCATGAGGTTTTGCTGTATTTACACTTTATGAAAATATCTTAATAATCATATAAAAACGTAATTTTTGAATGCGTTTAAGAATAAAACATATAATATAAAATACTATTAAATGCCTGTTACTATTCTCGATAGACCAAATGTTAAAATTTCATTAGATAAAGATGAAAAAATATACAAGGTCGATATATTGGGTATAGAAAAATATTCTGAGGCCGGATTTAATGAATTTATCGAATATTTTATTAATACTTGGAAATTTATTCAAACTGAAAACGAAATTTACTGGTGTCTTATAGACATTAAAAATAATCCCGAACAAGACAACGATTTACCTTTGCCTGCTATAATTATTTTAATTAAGACTCTATTAGATTTACATTCTTTACATGTAAAGCATATGCATAGTGTTTGTATTTTAACAGAAGGTGCTCAAAAATGGACCGATGCATTTAATTTTGTTACTAGAATATACAAACCAGAAGGTCAGAGACCAATTAAGTTTACAACTAACCAGGATGAGATACCCGGATTCTTTGCCTCAAATAAAATATTACAAAATTAAACAATATTTAAGAAATAACATAATTTATTAAATAACAATAATGAAAGTTATTTCTTGGAACGTCAATGGTATTCGCTCACGGATCTTTAATGACAAGATTTCCAGCAAATTGAAGAAAAATCAAGAAATCATTCCTGAAGAAAATAGTCCTATTCAAAAATTACTGGAACAAGATGTAGACATCATCTGTATTCAAGAAACAAGATGCAGCGTAGAAAATTCAAAATTTATAAAGATTCCCGGATACAAATCTTTTTTCAATCAATCTGACAATGAAGAAGCTGCTCGCTCTGCAAATAGATACTCTGGGACGGCTATTTTCTACAAAGAAAACTTGAAGCCTGAGTTTTCAACACAGATTCCTGGTTACTCTGACACGGAAGGTAGAATTATTATTATGGACATCCCCGGTAAGTTTAAATTAATAAGTGTTTATGCTCCAAATTCAGGATCAAATTTTGACAAAAAAATACTTTTTCAAGAAAAAATGGCTCTATTTTTAGAATCTATAAAGGACCAGAATGTTATTTTTTGTGGCGATTTGAACGTTGCTATTGAGACTTGGTTTTTCAATAGAATTACCCCAAATGATGATTATCTCAAGTTTGATCCATCTCCTGGATACTATGCACATGAAATTGGATTTTATGATACTCTTGTAAAAATGAATTACAAAGATGGATTTACAGATTCTAATAATTTTACATGGTGGGATCCCAGGCAGGTAAAAGAGAACGGAATGTCGCGCACGAGAAACAGGGACAAGGGGTGGAGACTTGATTATTTTTTTACCAAAAACATTAATCAAGTATCTTGTAATCGTTTGAAATACATTGGAGAAAATAATGAAGGAATACCTCTCGCGAGCGATCACTGTCCGATTATTTTAGAAACAGATTAATACAATCGTGTTACTCTTCTAGTTACATTCATATAATAAATACTCATAACAACATATAAGGTAAGTATTATACTTACCCCTAAACTTGTGTTCCATATAGCCTTGTCAAAATCACTTGTTCCGCATGTGTTTTTACTGCAGCAACCATTTTTAGTATTTGCTAGTTTAAGTTGATTTATCTGTGAGAAGAAAATCCACATGCAAATCATAGTTATAATTGATATTACAAGATTCATTATTTATTAAATGTAAATATTATTTTTTTTAATACAAATCTTCTTTCCAAAAATCTTCGAGCTTCATGCTTAGAATTTTATTGTATTTCTTATTCAATTCAGATTGCTTCTTTGTGAGTTCTTCAATTGTATCACTGGAAAATGAATGTATTTGCATTGATGTAAGATATTTGTATTCTCCATTTACTTTATGATATTTGCCTTTATCTAGCTGTTTATTGATAAAGTCAAGTGTCTTTCTGAAAACAATTAGTTTGTCTTCAATTATTTCAGTCACAAACTTAATCTTCGAATTAATAACATTTAGATTTTCTGAAAGTTTTTCGGTTATGTTCTTCTTCCTCTTTAGATAGTAATCATTTCTGATTCTCCAGAAGTGAAATAGTATTTCTTCTGCAGATTCCATCTTAACTATCTGATTTTTTTCATTGAATACATGCATATTTTTAGCTGAAATATAAGAAGTCAATTTCAATTTCTTTTCAAGTGAATTTTCAGATATCCAATATTCAAGTGTTTTCTTCGGAATAGTAATTTCAAAATTAACAGTATTTTCTGTGGAACTATTTTTGTAAGAATAAATAAGATCTTCTGTCTCAAGCTTATCTAGGAATGCTTTGTAGTCGTCCGTCCAAGTACCAACTGGAAGCTCAGTGATTTTCACTTTTCCAGTTTCTACAGTGTAAACACCTGTAGTAATCCATTTATTTTCTTCAACTTTTTCTATTTTACCTGTGAAACCATTGTACCATGGAGTCAACTCTTCGATGTCTGCATCTTCGTCTTCTACAAGTTTCATAAGACGATCTTTGATGTCTTCTGGATTAAAACAAGGAACATCTGATGAAAATCCCGTTCCAATGCCGCATGCTCCGTTGATAAGAATAAGAGGCAATGTAGGGACGTAAAACTTTGGTTCAATTGAAAAGCCATCATCGTCTAGATATTCCAATAGGTCAAAGTCTTCTTTGTTGAATAGTTTGTGGAATGTTTCTGAAAGCTGTGTGAAAATATACCTGGGACTTGCTGAATCCTTACCTCCTTGAAGTCTTGTTCCAAACTGTCCGACAGGTTTCAGTAGATTAATATTATTCGATCCTACAAAATTTTGTGCTAGATTGATAATTGTATCCATTAGACTTGTTTCGCCGTGATGATAGCTAGTCTTCTCGGAAACATAACCAGACAATTGTGAAACTTTGATTTCACTTGTAAGATCTTTTTTGATACAGGCATAGATAATCTTTCTCTGTGAAGGTTTCAGACCATCTACCATGTTAGGAATAGATCGAATGTTGTCTTCGATTGAAAAGAGTACAAGTTCTTTGTTTATCAAATCTTTTATCTTAATTTTGTTCTTTGTGTAATCAAGAGTCTCCTGTTTTTGAATATTATCAAGGATCCATTTTTTCCTTGCATCAGTTTCTGTTTTTGTAAATGCAAGTTCTAGAGATTTTTCATCTGCAAGATCCACGCACTTATAATCAAGTGTCTTCATAGATCTGAAATATTCTTTTGCTTCCTGTGAAGTGCTAGTACCCAGTCCCTTATAATATTTTACACGCCAACCCGATGAATCATTGTGATCTTTCCATTTTTTATAATCGCTTAGATTGTAAAAAGAAATACTCTCTGATCGCTTGTTCATTTTAACAACTGGAGTAACCAAAGAGCTGATAAAGTCTTGTTTTACAAGATCGGGCCATCCATTACTGATGAAATTCACAAGAAGACTTTTGATGTGAAAACCATCTGTATCTGCATCAGTCATGATAAGAATCTTACCATAACGAAGCTCGGATGTATCTTTGTATTTTTTACCATTTTGAAGTCCAAGAATCTGTTTAATATTGTTGATTTCTGTATTGTTTGAAAGCTGCGAATATGTTGCAGTTCTTGTGTTTAGAATTTTACCCTTGAGTGGGAAAACACCATAGTAGTCTCTTCCTACAACACTCAACCCTGAAACAGCAGAAGTCTTTGCTGAATCTCCCTCTGTGAAAATAATAGTGCATTTTTTAGAGTCTTTTGTTCCCGCTTTATTTGCATCGTCAAGTTTTGGAATAATAACTCGCGAAGTCTTTTTGCCGTCAGTCTTAGACATATTTCTTTTTTCTTTTGCTTCTGCGATTGCAAGAATACTGTCTAGAATTCCAAGTTTTGATACAGATTTTACAAATTCATCTGTTAAATTAAACCTGCTTCCAAAATCTGTGATCTTTGTGATGTTTTTCTCCTTCGTCTGCGAAGAAAAGCTTGGATTTTCTATTTTAGAATTGATAAAAACAAACAGGTTTTCTTTGATATATTGAGGCTTGATAGTAATATTTTTGTGTTTTTCTTGAATTATTTCTGTAAGTTTCTTGATGAGAGGATTAACAACATGGTCTACATGTGTTCCTCCATCGGTTGTATTGATACCATTCACAAAAGAAACACAGTTGAAACCATTGTGACTTTGTGAGATAGCAACTTGCCAACGAGGCTGTTCTTCAATTACTCGCGGTGAAGTCTTTTTATCGCCGATGTAAACAGAAACATACTCTGAAAAATCTTTAATGTTAAGCTTCTTAGAGTTAAGATAAACATTTACGTGCTTCGGTGTGATTGCACAAATATCATAAACTCTTTTGTAAAGAATCTGTTCAGTATCGGCATTAAGACATTCGATTCCAAATCTGGAAAAGTCTGGCTTAAAGGATATCTTAGTATATTCCTTGTTTTTACATGATGTGATTTTTGGCTTTTCGATAACAGATAGATTATTCTTGAAGACTTGAATATATTTTTTACCATCTTTGCAAGTCTCAACAGTAAATTCTTTGGAGAAAATGTTTACAAGTTTTGCTCCAAGACCATTAAGACCGCCGGTGGTTCTTTTTTGTGAATCATCAAAGTTTGTAGAGGTCAAAAGATTTCCAAAAATGAGTTCAACAACATAAATCTTGTATTCCGGGTGAATCTCTATGGGAATACCAGAATCATTGAACACACTAATTTCTTCTTTAGAAATTTCAACCTTGATGTTTTTCACATTTGTGTTTCTTTGAACTTCATCAGATGCATTTGTGATAATTTCATCAAAAAGTTTATAGATTCCGGGATTATAAGTACACTGTCTATAATCAGCGTAATTTTTCTCTTCATCTATAAACCACATCTCTGAAGTAACACATTTTGTGTCTCCAAGATACATGCCTGGGCGCGCCAGAACATGTTCTATCTGCGTATACTTCTTGTATTTCTCAGCCATTAAATATCTGATTTAATAATCGACTAATTTTTTAAATCAGATATTTTTTTGCAATATTTGTAAGGGTACCCCTTAGACGATAAAATTACTGATGTACAATTTTAGGCGAATAGACACCTTGAGCAGTCATAAGTCCTGTTGAGACACCTGCCACGACACATGTAATTAGCCATCCGAAAAATGTTTTAAAAAGTAATTTTTTATTTATACTTTCACATCTTTTATTTTCTAGTAGGCCGACACCCACAGTAGCTCCTACCTGACAGTGTGTTGTAGAAAGTGGTATTTTAAGACGTGAGCCAGTTATTATAACAAGTGCAGAACCTAATTCTATACACGTACCTCTAGTAGGCGTGATTTTACACAATTTATGACCTAATGCATTGGTAATTTTTTTACCATAAAGTAATAATCCCAAAGAAATACCAATTCCTCCTAATGAAAGTATCCAGAATGAATCTTCTGACATGTCTAATTTTTTACTAATGTCTGTATCCTTTGAAATTAGGTATATAGCAGCAAAAGGACCTATAGCATTAGCCACATCATTTGCTCCGTGACTAAAAGAGTCGCATATTGCTGAAAATACTTGAAGATACTTAAAAGATTCTTCTGTCTCATTGCTAAATTTTTCGGCCGAAACATTAAAATCTATTACTTTTTTAAGTTCATATTCGCTATTTATGCCTAGTTCTTCAGAATTATTTGTTATATTATCCGGTGTATATTTATTAGAAACGTCCTCATGGATTTTAACAGCTTTATTAGTTATACATCTAGTAATCGGGTAAGTGATAATAGAACCTATAAATCCTATTCCACATGACAATGCTATAGCAAGAGATGCATCTATTTTATCCAGGCCAAGACCTTTAGCACCTTTGTATATTATAAAAAATGAATTTATTACTAATGTAATGCCTACTAACACCGGGAAAGCAAGTTTCAATCTTTTGTTTGAATTTTTACTTCTCAAAACTAATTGTCTTAGAATTGCAAATAGCCCACTAGAAAATATACCTGAAAATAATGGAGATATAAACCATGATAACACTATCCCAAGTACTCCTGAAACATAAGGGAAATTATCAGTCTGTTTATACCACAAAACACACTCGCTGCCTGCTAAAGCAACTGTCATACCTATCATTCCTCCTACACAAGAATGAGTAGTGGAAACGGGTAATTCAAAATAAGTAGCAGCAAATAGCCATCCGCTTACACATATCATCACCCACATGCAGCCGTACATTAAAAGTTCAGGTTCATTCTCAAAACACTGATAATCAGATATTCCTTTTCTAATAGTATCGGTGACATGACTACCCATTAAAATAGCCCCAGAAGTTTCAAACACAACTGCTAAGCCAGCTGCTTGTTTTATAGTTAAAGCTCCGGAACCAACAGATGTCGCGAAGGCATTTGCGGCATCATTTGCTCCTATTCCCATTGCAGTAATGAAGGAGAATATGCCTCCGCATATAACAATCCAATTATACATTTGTTAAAATAAAAGTATTTTATTTAAAAGAATAAAACTTATTTTTATTGTTTCATTTTATTTAGAAGATCAATTAGTTCTTCTTTTGATTTAACACCGGAAAACTTTTCAGTTTTTCCTGCGTATTTTACAATAGTTACGGGGATTGTAATAATGTCTTCATTAAGAATAATATTTTCAAAGTCTTCATTTTCTACATCTATCTTATATAGAATTTTTTCGCAATAGTCAAAATCATTTAATATAGTTTCAAGCTGCTGACAAGGAGCACACCAATCTGCGCCAAATTTGAAGAAAACAGCTTTTTCACCGAAATTTATTTGATTGATAGTATCATATTTAAGAACGGAATCAATTAGTGTAAACATTAAATACACGATTACAATTTATAATATATTATATTATTATTTTTTAAGCGTGTTAAATACCAAATTAATTTATTTTAATTTAATAAATGTTGAGTTTTTACGAATTTGATATGACCGCAGTTGTCATAATTGTATTTACAAGTATTATTTTTTATAAGATCATAGATTATATGGATACAGATGATAGCATGAAAGATTACATCAAGATGTTAATTGGTTTATTTTTGGGTTTCTCTTTTAGTGTTTTAATTTCTTATTCAACAATAGAAAGCGATACATTATTAACAGAAAATTTCTGGGATTAATTTAGTTTTTAAAAATATTATAATTAAATTAAGTAGTCAAATGTCTATTACATTGCAAAAATTTAATCCTAAGAGTATTGAAGAGCGTAGAGTAAATGGTTCAGGACCACCAACCTGTGTTTTTATTGGAAAAAGAGGAACAGGAAAAAGTACTCTAGTTGCAGACATACTGTATTACATCAGAAGAATTGCAGGAGGCGTTACAATTTCTGCTACAGAAGACGGAAATGCATACTATTCAAGTTTTGTACCAGAAATTTTAATTCATTCTGAATATAAACCGGAAATTATTCAAGGAATTATCAATCGCCAGAAAAAAGTAATAAATGGAAGTAGAAAAGGTTCTGAGAATGATGTATTTCTTTTACTAGATGACTGTATGTATGATAAAAAAATGATCAAAGATCCAAATATTCGTGGAATATTTATGAATGGGAGACACTGGAGAATTACATTTATGTTAACAATGCAATATTGTATGGATTTGCCTCCAGATCTTAGAGCAAATATTGATTATATTTTTATTCTTCGAGAAAATATAATTCAAAATCAAGAAAAGATATACAAAAATTTCTTTGGAATCTTCCCTAGATTTTCTGTATTTCAAGATGTTCTAAATAGCTGTACTGAAGGTTACGACTGTTTAGTTCTTGATAACACATCAAAGAGCAATAATATTAAAGATTGTGTTTTTTGGTATAGAGCAAAACCAAATCGTAAATTCAGAATTGGTTCTAAAGAATTATGGGAATACTGTAAGAAAAAATATGATCCTAAAAAGGCAAAAAGTGTCCCCGAAATAGATGATAAAAAACTAAGAAAAAATACAGATCCAAGAGTTACAGTTAAAAAAGCAAAATAGGCTGATCTTCACGATTTATTATTTTATTCTTTAGAGTATAATAAGTCTTTTTAAGAATCTTTTTTGGAAATACAGTTCTTTTTTTAAATCTGATAAATAATCTTTTCATTTTAATTTGATTATTTATCACATCTTTAGACACGGAATATATCATTTTAGTTATGTGAGAATTTAAAATATTATCTTTTATTGATCTTTTTGAGAGTATCGTGTATGCAGTATCTATGTTATTCATTTAAAATTAATTAAATATTATTTTTAAGCTTATATAAAAAGAAAATTAATATAAAAGAAATGGATCAGATTAAAAGTTTACTTGAATTGCCTCAGCATGAACAAAGATCAGAGGCTTGGTTTAAACAGCGGGAGAATAAATTAACTTCTAGTGACGCAGCATCTGTTTTAGGAATTAATCCTTATCAAACTAGGAATGATGTATTATTTAAAAAATGTGGTCATGATCCTAAGCCATTTGTTGGAAATGTAGCTACTCTACATGGGCAAAAATGGGAAGATCCTGCTATAGACATATACTGTGAAAAAACAAATACTACAAATTATAATTTTGGGCTTATCGCTCATGAAGATGTGTATAAAAACGAAGAATACTATTGGCTGGCTGGATCACCTGATGGAATTGCGATGGATAATAGAAATAATAGAGCAATTCTACTCGAAGTAAAGTGTCCATACAAAAGAAAAATTATATTTGGTAAAATTCCCGATTATTATATGCCTCAGGTTCAGCTAAACATGTTTATATGTAAATTGCACGTTGCTGATTTTATAGAATATGATCCAAGGATTGGGAAAATGAATATAGTAAGAATTTACCGAGATGAAAGATGGCTTAAGAAAAACCTTCCAATACTCGAGGCATTCTGGAAAGAAGTAGAATATTATAGAGAACATGGGATAGAAAATCATCCTGAATTTAAACCTCTCAAGAAAACTCTTGATCTAAGAACCGAACAAAACGAACCCGAAGAAGAAACAGAATTACTCACAGAATTTATGATCAGAGACTAAAAAATTTTACGAAAAAAGATATAACTTAAAAATATAATTTATGATTAAATATCAATACCTATGGGAATCCGAGGTTTAAATTCAATGATTAAAAAACTATCCCCAGAATCTATTACGACTAATAATATTTCTAAATATAAGGGGTCTAAAGTTGCTATAGATTGTAGCATTCTCCTGTATAAATTTAAGTATGCTTCAAAGGCTGAAAATTCTCATTTAGTTGGAATAGCAAATAGAGTAAAGTTTTATCTTATGAATGAAATACTACCTGTTTTTATTTTTGATGGAGTACCACCGGAATCTAAAAAAATTACTCTAGAAAAACGAAAAGCCGCAAAGCATAAGCTATATGTTAGACTTGACACTCTACGTGAACAGATCCCGGAAACACCTGAAGAAAAAAAGAAAATAGATGATGAGATAAATAAGATATTGAGCCAACTTATTATAGTTAAAAAACAAGACATCGACGAATGCAAAGAGTTTTTGGAAAAATCTGGTCTACCTTATTTTACAGCCCCAGAAGACGCAGAGAAATATTGCGCCTTTTTACAAAAAGAAAAAATTGTAGACTATACAATCACAGACGATACTGATGCAATGACATTTGGCTGTGAAAAAATTCTAAGAACTGGAATTACAAGAGAGATAACCGAAATTGATTTTTCAAAAATTCTTCAAGATTTTGGAATGAATTATGAAACATTTGTTCAATATTGTGTATTGTCTGGTTGCGATTATTGTGAAACTATACCACAAATAGGACCTGTTACTGCATTTAATGTAATAAAAAAACATCTAACAATTCAAAAGTACCTCGAGACACTTGATAAGAAGTTTGATAATTTTGCATATGAAACGGCGGTCGATATTTTTTCTAAATGTGAATATTCCCTCCCATGTGAATCTCGAAATGAAGTCAAAATTAAGAAAATAGATAAAAAAATTCTATTGGATTTTTTGAATAAATATAATTTCAAAGAAAATGTAATTGTAAAATATTTGAAAATATTAATTTAATTAATTTTTAATTAATTTTTATTTTTTTTCTTTTGTAAATAGTAAAATGGAATTAGACTTTGGTGAACTCTTTTTCGGCAAGCGCCGGAAGTACAAGAAGCTCAAGAAGGGCTCGTATGTTATTGTCGGTGGCCGCAAGCGCAAGCTCTACAAGGGCAAGAAAGGCAAGCTTTACTACCGCACTAAGTCGGGCAAGCGCTACGTCAAGCGCTCGAAGGCTCGCTGCTGCACGAGATTTCGTCGTCGCAAGTCGCGCAAGTCGAAGCGTGCGCGCCGTGGACGCCGCAAGAAGCTCAAGATGACCAAGAAGGCCATCGCTGCCCGCCGCTACTACCGCAAGCGTATGCGCGCGATGGGTCGCATCCCCCGCCGCTCGCGCTACGGAGATCTCTACTAGATTAATTAAAATCTAGTAGCAATAAATAAAAATAATAAATATACATCAAAAAGTTGATCAATATTTATTGTTTAAAATTTTGTAAATTTAATCAGAAGATTGCTTCTTCTTTTTCTTCTTCGAACTGGTTTGCTCTGGTGCTGGCTCGGGAACTGGCTCGGGAACTGGCTCGGGAACTGGCTCGGGAACTGGCTCTGGCGCTGGCTCAGGAACTGGTTCGGGAGGTGGTGGTGCTGGCTCAGGAACTGGATCCGAAATAGAAACGGGCTCTGGAGAAACGGCTGCATTTGCAGCTTTCTGTCTTATTAATCTTATATAATAACCATTTAGGCCACCCATTATTTATTATTTAATATATCTAAATATTATTTTATACAAAAATTTCGCTTAAATTAATATTCTCTTTTTTAACAGACAAGATTCTTTCAATAGATCTTAGATTACTGGGCAATTCTTTATCTAAATTTACTCTTAGGGGTATTATTTTATTATTTTGAATATTAAAATCTACGATACAATCTGTTGAGTAATTTTCTAGATTTTCAAGGTTCTTAACACTTTCGTGACCAATTTTCTTATCTATTGTTGCAAAAAGCTTCATTCTTCTGAATATAGTAGTATAAAGATCAATTACATCTTCTTTATCATCAACTTTAAGACTAAAATAAAGATCTTGAGATGGTCTCCATTTAAATGAATTAAAATTAACTCCAGAAAATAAAGGAACATCATTGGGAATCATGAAAAGTTCCTCTTCATTATTGAGATTATAATTAGAAATGTCAAAACTCTTGTTGTATACCGTAGGAAGTAAAATTTTATAATAAGATTCTATTATATTTCTATTAAATAATTCAAGACAGCCAAGCCTATCATCATATGAATAAAATCTAGTAAGAATACCGCCTTCGATAATAGTATCATAAAGGATTATAGTATCATTTTCAATTATAGAAACATCTAGAAGTGTTCCCATATAATATTCTTCATAAACATTCAAATTTAAACTGAATACACTCAAGTCTTTGAAAATTATAACACTCTTATTTAAATTTTCAGAATCTTTATATAAAAACAAACAGCCTCTCTTATGAAAAACTGTGTTCTTAATAATAAATCTATAATCGTAACGATTTAGCTTTTCAAAATGTTTCTTCTCTAAATCTACACTATTAGACAATGGAAAAACCCCATTGTTATTAATCAGATTATTCACCAAAAATAAAATAGTGTTTTTTGTTTTTTCATTTCTAATTTCTTCCATGTATAATATAATCAATTAATTGTAATACGCTTTAAATAAATTTAAAGAAACGCACAATTTAATATTAATGGAATTTTCTCATAGAGAAAAGACACTAATTGATTTCTTAATATCTTTTTATAAAGATAAAGTATTGATAATTAGAGATATTATCAATCAGGATACACCTCTTAGTCTTAGACTTTTAGATTGGTTAGTTACAAATTATTCAAAAAAGTATAATGTAATTTACCAACTGACAGATAAAAGAGGAAACATATTCTATTTTAACATTTATTTAGACTATAAAAATCAATTGAAAGCTTATTCTAAAAAATTTTTTGATCCTTTTTGTCGTCAAAAGCGAATTTTAATAAACATTAACACGCTAAATTGGAAATATTTTAATTCTAAAACTGATAGAATAGATAACAATAATATAGTAACAACTATAGGCCAATTAAATTTCTTCAAGTGGTTTTTAGAGAATAAAATTTATGAATACGCTATGAATAATATAAAACTTATAGATATGGACATGAACAACACTATGCTTTTAAAGAACAAGGACAAACGAACCGTTTTGTCACCATGCGCAGTTAAAGGTGTATTTACAAACGATCATAAAATTACTGTAAGCTTTACAAGCTAAAATGACACAATATAATCGATTAAAATTAAATTATTTTTAAAACACTTAAAAAAATAATTTAATTATAAATTACTAAAGATGGAAACTAATCCCGTAATGTTATGGTTACTTTCTACTAATAAAATGGTAAAGGATTCATTAACTCAAGAAACAACACATCACATGATGAACGGTGGTAAAATTGATCTAACAAAAGACTATGATACATTTCTTCAGATTTATGCTAAGAATATTAAACAGCAAATGAGTATAGTAGAAAAGAAAACAAAACACTTTAAGTTTTTTATTGATTTGGATTTTTTAGCTCTGACTACTCTTGATATTACAGAGTATCTTAAATGTATTTTTAATACTCTAAATTATCTATATGGTGAAAATTTCAAGTGTATTCTCACAAAAACAAATAAAAACAAAGAAGTTAAAAAAGAAGAAAAAGTTTATATCAAACAAGGTTATCATCTACATTGGCCAGAGCTAATCGTAGATTGTCATATAGCAACTAAGATTAGAAATAGCATTCTTATTAGGCTTAATACACAATTTGGGAAAATTGAAAATTGTTATGACAACTGGGATAAAATTGTTGACCATAGTGTCTACGGTATCAATGCGCCCGGTATAAGAATGATTGGTTCTGACAAATGTATTCGTTCTGACGGTAGAGAATTTTGGGAAAACAGAATATATATGGTTGAGGAAGTATACATTGGAAATACTTATGATGAAAAAATGACAAAAGAATACAAAGATGACATTTATAAATCTGTCGTGGATACATCTGTAAGATCTAACAGTGAAAATATAACAAATTGGGTAAATATGGAAGATTATAACGAGGATGATGAAGAAGAAGCAGACAGCGTAGGATCTATATGGGAACCAATTAAAAAAGATTCAAAAGAATATGATGCTATTTATACATTTTTTAGTTCATCTGCTATAGGTTATAAGAAAGAAGACATTCGTAAAATTTTAAAATCAAAACAGGGTCCGTGTTATATAATAGATACTCGATCAAAATATTGTCAGAATATCGGTGGTTATCATACTAATAATCACATACATTTTAAACTAACACCTAATGGTCTTTTTCAAAAATGTAAATCGGAAAGTATCGGGTTGAAGGGTACTTGTTGTAGAGACTTTGAATGTGCTTTTAGAAGTATTGAACCGCGAGTTGCTAGAGCTTTAGGTTGGCATGTGCCGACATTTAAGGATGAAGAAGCTCAAATAAAAGGACCTTGTACTGCGGAAAGTCTATTAGCACGTCTTGAAAAGCAGATTACAGGTTCTGTTATGTCTTGGCAAGGAGGTCCAAATAAGAAAAAACCGTCTAAAAAATCTTAAGAATAAATGTAGGTGTTAATAACAGTCCTATAAGAAAAATTTTACCTATAAAACTTACTTCTGTTCCATCTTTTAGAAAACCATTAATAGAATTTCCGACCATATTCTTAAATGTAGTAGAATGAGTAAATAAATAAACCAATGCCGTAGACATTAAAAGTAAAATAAAGTTATTATCTGACAATAAATCAGACAATTTTGATTTACTCTCAGGTTTTTCATCAATTTGTGTATTATTCATTTGATCTACTCGCTTTTCAATGGTTTCAATCCTTCTTAAATAAGAATCGTCTTCAGGAGTTTCTCTATTAATATCATAAGAAACTGGGGGTTTTTCTTCTGGAACCTTTTCAGGTTCTTGTTTAGGTTTTAAGTCAGAAACTAAACAATCAAAATTAGACATGATATAATTAGAGTTTTTATTATTTTAAATAAATTTTAAACGTTCAAAAAAAAATATTAATATATAGTAATACATTAAACATGCCCTCTGGTGCTTTACTACCACATCAAACATTCAGTGAATTTGGTATGCAGGCTGTTAGATCAGCGGCTGCTGATATAGAAAATGAAAATGTTATTTCTGATTTTCTCAGTTTACCACCAAGAAACTACATTAACGGTAGAAGTACTGCCGTAATAGATGGTAGCACTGTTCAGGTTGATGCCGCCACAGCATATCCATCAGCAAACAGCACTGCTGCTTACCTACCAACTGTAAGGTTTCAGGATTTTGACATTCCAAACGATTCGGATGCAGTAGGAGCTATATATTTTAGTTATGAGTTTGATTATGATTCTCCCGCAATGGGAGTTGTAGAAAACACTACTAATTCCCGCCCCGCAAATAAGTTATTACCAAAAACTCTAGGTTATTCTATCATCGACCGAGTAGAAATTAGAGTAGGACAGCAGGTTTGGCAGGAATTAAGTGGCGCGGATATTTTTGCCAGAAATCTTACTGAAAAAGAAGCGGGTGATAATGATCTTAATGGTGTTCTCGATAATGTAAGAATAGATCAGATCTATCATAGATATGGCGCGGGATATCACTCGGAGAGAATGGACCGGCGTGCATCAGATGGCACAGCCATCAATGCCAATAGCTCAGCGTCACCAATCTCCGAGAATGATCTTTATCATCAAGAACTGCCACTTGGTGTTCTAGGACACAATATTGCAATGGTCGACGATAAAAAGATTAAGGTTTCCGGTATTGTAGATTTAATGTCTTTCTGTGGAAGCGGAGATAAGTCAAATATGTTTTTACAGGCAGGTGCACCAAATCAGTCGATTAAGATAAGAGTTTTTTATAATAAGTTTAAAACTAGCAAACTAGACACAAATAATATAGTTTCAGGCGATAAATTAGCCTTTGATAAGTACACTAGATTGGTGGGCGACATGAGTAATATTACCAATTTTAAGACTTCTATAATAGCTGAAAAATATATCTTTACAAAATCTGAAAGAGATTATATAGCTGATAATATTATCAACAATGTAATTAAGACTTCTCAGAGTGTAAAATTGTCTAATGTAACTAACGCAGCAGTCGATTTAAGTCAGAATGGAACTGCAGCTAAAACATTTCACTCTGGGAAAACTTTTACTGTTAGTGTAAATCTTTCTGAAATTAAGATTAATGTATCTCATTTAATTATTACGATGTTTAAACCAGCGTTAAAAGGAGCATCTGACCCAATTATAGGAATTGAGTCTGGAGAGACATTTGCTGGTGCTCATTACGTTCCTATAAATTACCGGCCAACAGGTGCTGAACTTGGTACCTCGGCGACAGCCAAGGGTGCAGATTATGGTGATAATAGCGATGCTAATAAGCTAAAGCACTTCAGAGGAATGGTATCTGGCTTAGTTAATGCAAATCTAAAGGTAAACGGAATAAGTCACTCTGATCTCTTACCGGCTCATTATTTACTCAAGGAATCTAAGAGAAGAATTGGTCTATATCATAATACCAATGGCAATGAATTTTCTGCGTTCCCAATATATGTAATTCCTATTGCTTCTGAGGTTTTTGGTACTGATTCTGTTCCATTTAATAAATTATCGAGTAAAACTTTAGAATTAACCTTTGATGCTATGGCTTGTTATAACCAGGGAGCATTCTGTCCTCCGGAAAAAGCTGGCAACGTGCTCCCCGACTCTTCCAAGGTAGACATTAATATCACCGCGGTTGGAACAAATATTGCGTCATATGTTGGTGGAACAACTGCTCTTCAGATGAGTTCTTAAAATGTAAAAAATATAAATCGTTCAAAAAAAAATAATTTTTATTCGTAATTATTTTAAAAATTATTTTCTTTTCTATATATTAAATAAAAAACCATGGGTAACGGAGCTGTCGCACCTCACGCTGCTTTCACGAAGACTGGGCACCAGGCCCAGCGCGTTGTTGTCAACCCCTCGGACACCGACGCTGATGTAATCACCGCTTTCCACCCCGAATCGGAGACCACCCGCACTCTTCTTTACGGCTCGAACTACGTCGAGATTCAGCCCTCGACTGCTAACTCGAACTTCGGTGCCACCCAGACTTTCACCTTCGCCAACGACGTTGACGCCATTGGTGATGTTTGGGCTCGCGTTAAGGTAAATATTGCTGCTGTCACGAACAATCACACCATCCAGGAGATGGCTCTCGCGCGTGTAATTGACCGCGTTGAAGTTATGGTTGGTAACTCTACTTGGCAGACCATGGAAAATTCCGATCTCCTTGTTATGGCCAAGACCGCCCTTCACGGCCCAGATTACGAGAGATTCTACCTTCAGGCCAATGGCTGCCTTGAATCTGGTGCTGATCTCGCGGCGGCGCCCAGCGCCATCACTGCCGGGCAGAACAAGGACTACATTGTATGGGTCCCCCTTACCATCTTCAACTGGGGTGGCCCCGCGCGCTCCCATTTAACCGCTGGTGCTCCTCACCAGTCTTTCCGTATTAAGCTCACATACGCCGCCAAGGAGGTCGCGCAGCAGGGTAACAGCGCCACCGCTGCGGCCTCCGCTCTAGATGTATCTCTATGGGCTCGCCAGCACGTTCTAACCAACTTCGAGCGCGATCAGATTCGTGGCAATACCATCGCCAAGAATCTTCGCCTCACTCAGCATGCTGAGGAAACCGCGTCCACTCAGATGAACATTGAGCTTGATTCTTTCTCGCTCCTAGCTTCGCACCTTCTTATTGCTGTCGAGGCGTCGGGTGATTTAGCGGAGGGCGCCACCAACTCGATCCTAAAGGACGCCGAGCTTCTTCTCAATACTTCGTCGCACTCGGGCAAGCTAGAGGGTTCGTTCCTTGCTACTTGCGCCGGTGCTGGTATGGGTCTTGAGGTTCAGGACGTTTTCGATCTCACTGCCACCACTACCGCCGGCGCTCGTCGCTTCAACCTATACGTTTTCCCACTAGCTTCGGAGGCTTACGGTTCCGATGGCTGCCCAATGAACCGCTTTGACACCATTCGTCTTAAGCTTAACTTCGAGTCGGCGCCTACGGCAGGTGATAAGGTTCTAGTAACCTGCGTTGGCACTGCTTCGGCTATCTACTCGAAGCAGGCTGCCTCGCTCCAGTACCACTCGTAAATACACACTTACACAATTAAGTAATTAAAAACAAAACTAAAAAAAATAAATAAAATTTATACATTTTTTACGCAAATGATGTATAAATTTTATTTCATTTCATTTTCTAAACTATTTAATAAGGAGTCGACGACATAGGGCCAATCATATTTCTTTTTTCTACCTTTGGAAAGCCTAGGTTAACAAGAGAGTTTGGCATTCCATGAATATCACCCAACTGAGCAGACACATCGCGTCTAGAACCAAACTTGGTAGGTCTCATCAAAGATTGAACTGCGCCTGGGTTCATACCTCGGTGTTCACGTGAGCCGCCAAAACGATTTTTAGGTCTTTCTAGTGCTAATAATCCAGGAGGTGATCCAAAGCGTCTAGCCTCCGCGCCGTCATCGGCTGCAGTTGTATCAGTATCAGTATCAGCATCATCGGCTGTATTCATGGTTGTAGTTGTAGTTGCGTCATCTTCTGGTGTATTCATCATGTAAAAAGCTAAACCAGATACGATTGCTAGAAATATTAAAACTATTACAGGTATCATTTTTTGTTTATATAGTCTAAATATTTTTTTTTTATTTTATATATTCTAAATAAATTCATATTATATACATTTAATAAATTCCCAATTAAGGTCTTTGCAGATGTTTTTCCAAATACTTTCCTGTTCGAATAATTTTTCTCGGCTTTTTAGCAGTGGAAAATACACAAGATATTCATTTTTTTTCAATATCTGAAAAAATTTATAAAGTGTGTAAGAATAACTAAGAAAATTTTTCCTGTTCTTTGGACAGTGTTTAGAAAACGGATCCTGTATTTCATTAAACATATTTATTAGTTTATCTTCTAATTCTTTGTTGATTATTAATTGTTTGTTGCCAGTTATTTTATGTATTATATTTGGTATATGCTCATAATATTTATTTAATTTTAGTTTTTTTAAGAATTCTTTAATTTTAGAGTATGTAATTAATTTTTTGTTATCTAGTCTTTCTTTTTTAATTTCTATCATTATTAATTCAATTACACTTTCTGGTACTGTAGTTCCTTCTTGACCCTGAATTTGTGTTAACCATTCCTTAAAATGATTTGTTCTTTTATAACTGTATGGTTTCGTAAACTCATGTGTCTCAGAAACATTCCACTCTAGATTTGAATTATTTACATATTTCTCGGTACTGCCACATGTATAACAAATGTTTAATCCAGAAGAAGAGTCGTTAACCATAGAACTTTTGCAAACAGAACAGGTGTAGTTGTCATTTGTTGAAATGTATAATGGTTTAATTTCTTTTGGAAAACACTTTTCCATATATTGTCTATATATTTCTCCTTTTTTTGTCTCTCCGTTTATATTTACGTATTTCATTATACCCTCTTTATTTTCATCTCCTATAATTTGTTCTGATACATCTACGGCGTCGTGCGCATCTATGTTTTTAATAAAACTCATTGCGTCAAAAAGATATTCATGCAGATCTTCTTGACCTTCAATTTTTTTAATTTTAAGTTTTAGTGCTTCTATTTTTTCTGAAATTTCAATTATACTAGAACGATTATCAATCGTTTTTTGTGCTTGTAATAAAAAATTAAGTTCATTTTTATATTTTTCAAGAGAATTAAATTCCAATTGACTTTCTTCTATTCTTTTAAAGTGTCTATCTGTTATACTTGATCTATTATCTGAATGTAATTCTCTATGAGAAACTTTAAAATTATTCATTAGAATATTTTATTAAATTAAAATATTCTTTTAAACAAATTAATATAAAATAATAATATAATAAAACAGTTAATGATAATAAAATTTACAAATTCCTTATCATTACAATGTGTTAGAAAATTGATAAATATACATGGAATAAAGTATACTTCGTCAAAAAGAAAAGAATTTCTTATTAATTTCTTAAATTTGCATAAAAGTGCATGTAAAATTCAACGAGAATTTAGAAGAAAAAATATGAAAGATTCTATTTGTCCAATAAGTCATGAAAACTTAAAATATCCATTTGTTTCATTCAAAATTAATAATGTTTTTGTTTATTATGATTTTTATAGTATAGTAAAATATCTTAATAGATCAGAAGAATTCAAAGATCCGTGTACAAGACAAAACATCGATGATAATAAAATACTTGAAATTAATAAATTAATAAGATATTATTATGGTAAAAATAGCAATAAAGTACTTTATTCTCAAAATATGCTTAGAACAAGCGAGCTGTGTGTAATAGCTTTTTGTGTAAACGATTTAATAAATGAAATAAATAGACATTCAGATGTTTCTCTAGATGAAATATATGGAAATTTTATGCCAAGATTAATACATTACACGCACCAGCTTTACAATAATCATTCATATGAAGATTGTAAATTAATAACTACTGCCGTGTTTGAGGGAATAGATTCTGATAAAAACAAAAACGCGGAGCTACTCAAAGATTACATACATCTAAACATGATACTTAGGTTCATGAACTAAATATTACGAAAAAAAAATTAATATAAAGACAAAATCAATATAAAGAACATCAATGGAGTTCTGCAAGATTTGCGATCCAAAATCAAAGTATGATGATTGTATATGTAATGAAAATTTTAAAAGATTTTATGACACATACAATTCAATTAAGAAAATGAAAAATGAATACGCATGTTTTAATATTGAAAAACAGTGGTCTATTTCAACTATGACAGTGTGTGGTTCTTTTAATTGTGTAATAGATATAGAAAAATACAAACAACTGTTTACAGTTGATATAAATAAAAAAAGTTTTTATAATTCGGTGTGTATTAATTTGGGGGTTAAATATCAGTCAAAACCACGTGTATCTGCTAAAATATTTACCAATGGAAATATTCAATTGGCCGGTATATTAAATGTTGTATCTGCAACTTATGCAATTAGAAAGTTATTTTCTAGACTTTGTAAGAATGATCTTTTTAAAACAGGTGAAACCTTACCATTTGTATCGAATGTAAGGATATGTATGATAAATTCTGATTTTAAAATTAGTAAAAACATTAAACAATCTACTTTTTGTCAGATTTTAGATGAAGAAAAGTTTGACATAATTAAAAGGTATTCTTTTAATCCAAGTAATTATCCAGGGATTAACATAAAATATGCATCGGTTGAAACAGATTCAAAAGCAAATACATGTTCTATATTCAGACCTGGAAGTATAATACTCACTGGGGGAAGTGAATTACTTGAGTACAAAATTTTTATGGAAAAAATTATTTATATTTTTGAAAAATATAATAATGTATTATATTAAATGAAAAATGATAGATGTATACGGTATTAATCATGCCCTTGGGACAAATTTAAAGAGCGGTTTTTTTAAAAAACTGTCTAATATAAATAGAGACATCAATGAGTTTTATACAAGGGATGATTTTTTCACTCAAGAAGATTTAAATATAGCCATGATATACTTACACCGATACCAAATATCAGGAGGAGTAATAAATATCAATAATATTAAAGAGTTAATAGAGACTTGTCTAATTCTTTCTAGTAAATTTAACAAAGACGTAAGTTTAATAGAAAGAGGAGTTTTTGAAGATAAAATAATAGAAACACTAAACTGGAATTTATTTGTAACTCCAGAAGATTATAATAAGTATGAATTATTGTTCAGGAACCTCTTCAATTGAATCTAGAGATTTTAAATCTGTATTCTCAGCTGATAAATCTACTACTTCTACTGCCGGTTCTTTTGGAGGATCTGCTTGAGCTACTATATCATCTAATAGTTCTTCTGGTTCTGGTATTTTAGTTTTATTTTCTTGGGTGACCTTAATAGAATTGACGTGATCTGTAATTCTATTAATATTATCTACAGACATTTCTAAATCAGATCTAAGATCTACAATCATTTTATAAAACTTATAGAATAGGTAAAGGACAAATGCTAAAATAATTATAGCAGCTGCGTAAAAAATAATGTTATTAATTTTACTGTTTACCTTAGGAAGAACTGGTTCTGGTATAATAAACTGTGGAAGTTTGTTACTCTTAGGCATTATATACATAAATAAAATAGTATGTTTTTAAAAATATAACGTAAATTTATTCTATGTTATATTCTACATCATTTTCACTATAAATGTCAATACCGAATAGGAAACATGTCCGCTTAAGAATAACACCTGAGTTAGGCGGGTATTCCCTCGTAGATTGTTCTTTCTTGTGAATGTTATTGTTAATAAAAATATTATTGTAAAATTCCTTAACAAACTGTTCCCTCGGGAAATTGTTTTCTGCACAATGAGCCGAAAAGGCCTGTTTAAAAGTAATAAACGGTACATAAAGCTTGCTATCAAAAACAATCTTACCAGACTTCAAGAAGTGCTGAAGAGTATTTGTAGACTGTTCAAGATCTTCCTTTTGATCATGAAAATATTTAGGTAGAATGTTCCAGATACCCTTTTTGCCGTAAGTATTAACAGCATGATAATAACCAGAAACACAAAGCTTCATAATAGTTGGAAGTTCTTTTTCTAAGCGCTTATCTACATCAGTATCTGTATTAACAACCTTCTTTGTAAAGTTTGCAACAACCATACGACGAGAGATAGAGTCTGAATTATTCTTGTATTTTGGGATTTTATTTCCGCCCATAGTCATATGAAGCTTCCAATTAATAGATTCATCGCTCTTGTATTTCTCTGCATAAGTACCGCGACCACCCTCAACAAGAAGCTGCCAATCTGTTTGGTCCATCTTAAAATTTTCTGAAATCTCCGGAGCAAGAACCATAAACTTTCCAGCATGTGGCTTAATACCAAATTTTGTATCAATATTATTTGAAATAATACCGACATCATCTTCATCGTACCACTTTTGCAAGATCTTCATGAGAATAGTACTCTTTCCTGCGCCTGCCTGACCAAGTAGATACAAAATAGCTTGCCAGTTATCTAGTTCTCCAATGTTAAAAGCTGTCCTTCCCATGAAAGTACAGATCCACCTTTGAATTTCATCAGGAAATTCTTGATAATCAAGAAGACTTTTAAATGTAGGGCAATATTTCATAATATCAAACCAATCATCAACATCTTCATACATATTAAATTCAGTGTCATGATACTTTGAAGCAACTGAATAACTTGTAATGTAAGGATGTTCAGTTTCATAAGGAACAAATACATCTTTGTAAATTGGTTTTTCACCCTTAGGGGCAATATTATACTTACTGATGTAGTTTCCATTTTTAAATGCAAATAGATAACGATCTTTTTCTAGAGCTGGAAGCTCAGGTCCGATGTTTTCTTCGAAGAATTTTTGTGCATTATTAATATTACTTACGCCTGAAGCAGTGGCATTTTTCCACATAATAAAGTTAGTTTTGTGATCAGTTTGTTGGTAGATGTATTCTTTAATAGAACATACCTTTTTCCAAGCATGCGTGTTCTGACCGTTTTTCATAATAGGCCTATATAAATTTTCACCACTTTTACTAAAACCTTCTTCAGAGAACTTTTCCAAAAAGAACAATAGAAGGTGCTGATAAGGAGAAATTTTATCATCGTTGAACCTTGAAAATTTATGAAGATAATCATTATCTTCAATATTCAAAGGGTCATGATGAGCATCATTAGTTCTTTCAAGAAGATACATTGTTCTACACAGTCTTTCTGTGTAAAAAATAACTTCAAAGATCTTATTACACCTTTCACTGTAACTTTCATTAAAGCTTTCTAAAGTCTTCATTTTTAGATACAGTGAAAGGGCTTCATATATAGCCTTCTGATATTCCTCATCAAGTTTCCCCAAATCTATATATTTAACAGAATCGATATTAAACTTTTTGAATGCTCCGCCATAAAGATCACCCTCTCCAATAGTCCATTTTTTTTCAAGAGTTGTAAAATATTCTAACATTTGATCTTCTGTAATTCCATCTAGTTTTTCTTTTAGATCACTATTCCAGCGGCGGTTTGCATCGTAATAAGTCATCAGCTGTATAATTAATAATAAAATATTTTTTTAAATAAATATTTATTAATTATTTTATGCGTTATTCAGCCTTA